TTAATTACTTAATCTTTTATTACCGCCATTGCCTTTGTTATCATTCCAATAGCAATCTATAAAGCCTTTACCGATTGCTATATAATTTCCTCTATCCTTATGTATTATCAATCTTCCGTCTGTAGCCTGTTCTATGTATCCAGTAGTACCTGGAATTCTAAATATACTTTCTCCTGTTGGTATAGTCTCATCATCATATTTAGGTTTTCCCACTTTCTTTTCCTCCTTATTATTTGGTTTTATACCTAATTTTTTATTATATTCTTTAGTTAATCTATCTAATGTATTAGTTCCTACAATACCGTCTACAGCTAAATTACAATCCTGTTGAAAAGCTTTTATAGCTGTGATAGTTCCATTACCTATAATTCCATCTATACCACTATTACCTATAGGATAACCTATTGTAACAAGCATCTTTTGTATTTGCATTTCTTTTGTTTCTATTGGCTTTGTAGCCTTTCCAATAAATATTCCATCCGTGAAGTTATTCATGTCTACACGGGTACTTACACCGTTTATATGTCCGTCTTCTGTATATTGGTGTCCTACAGCGTTAAAGCCTGTTGCCATTGGCGTATTAACGTTGTAATGAGCTATCCACCCTTTATATTGTTTTACTCTGCTATCTAAGTTGTCCCTTCCAAAATAACCGCCTGTATAAATAAGGCAGTTATAACCAGATAAAGCTTTAAATTTTTGAAGAAATTCTATACATCTGTCTGATATTTGACTTTGACTTCTTCCTTGATTGTTAGTTTCTATATCTAGTGTAGGACTAATATTAAATTGTTTGCCCTTTATAGAGTTCCAGAAGTCCACCGCTTGCTGTGATGGGTCTGTTTTCTCACTCATAAAATGATAGAAACCTATATTCATTCCTACTGCTTTTGCTCCATTGTAGTGTTGGTTTAAATAAGGGTCTACATATTGTACTCCTTCTGTAGCTTTAATTATTACTATGTTGCAACCACTAGCTTTTACAGCACCAAAATTTACTGTACCATTGTGCATACTTATATCTATTCCTTTAGCCATTTTATAACCTCCTTAAAATAAAAAAAAGAACAAAACTATTTGTCTTGCTCTTTTCTATCCTTACTAAAATAAAATGCCACAACCATTGTATAGATGGTTATAAATTCTGTATTTAAAGTATTCTTAATTGCTAATATGGCAAATACTATAGTCATTATTACTGCTATTAACCATCTAGCACTTGTTATTTTGGTTAATACCCTGTTCATATTACAATCCCCCTAATTAAATTTTATTACTGCACCTAAAATACCTAAAATAATAGCTCCAGCGATTGTTCGCCAGAGCCATTTTTGATTATCTTTCATTTCTGCTATATCTTTTTCATTTTGGCAAGCCTTATTATAGGCTATATCTGCTTTTTCTCTTGTGCTGTTATATCCATCTATTTTTGTTTCTATCCGGACAATCCTTTCTAATATTTCTTGTTGAATATTTGAATCCACATTACACCTCCAATAATTAAAAATAAAAAAGACTACATATTAATAGTCCTTACTCTGCTTTTATAAATTTATTTTATTGTGTAATAAAATCTTCTCTACATATTTCCTCAAATTGCTTTGGCTATTTCTTCTGAGTTTTGTTTCAATAATCCTTTTAACTTCATAGATTCTAATTTGCTACTAGCTAATTCCTTTGTAAGAAAATCTACTTTAGTATCCTCACTAACTATAGACCTAATGGGTATTTTATCATAATATACCATTTCTGCATCAAAATCTACTTTCATAACATATTCGTATTGAGCACTTTGTGGTTTGTCTGGTATATCATCAATGAAAAAGCCAAACTTTAATAGCTCTTTTTTAGTATATAAATTTCCATTATCTTTTTTAAGTCCATATTCTTTATTTAACGGTGATGCACACATTGCATAGCCACTCCCAGTATCATAAACAAACATATTTTACCTCCCATATACTTGTGTTGTGTGACCAGTAATACCACTTCTATCTTGGTTATAAGATATAATCACACATGTTTTACTGTCATACGATAAAAAACATTTTGAGTTGTCGTAACTACGAGGGAAATTGAATTCAGTAATTATCCTACATTCTGGATAAGGGAAAGAATCACTACTTGTTAATTTTGGTACTTTAAAATAAACTTCAAATATTCTTTTTCGATAACTTCCAATAATAAATCCGTTTTTAGGGTTAGGAGACATACTCGCACACATCAAATGCTCTGAACCATCACTTGATAATCGTGGAACATCTGCAAAAACAACACCATTATTAACATTCCTAACATCTCCATCAACTATACAATACATTAAACCTATTTCGGGGTCTGTAACTGTAGCATTGGCATATGATGAGTAAAAATTATGGAAACTTTTTGATACCTCTTCGCTAGAGTTATATTTCATTTTGCAATAATTAGATGAATTGCTAGCGGAAGCGCCATATAGCCATCCGTCGTACGCCATGTATTCTCTAAGTTTTGTTACAATACTGTATTTTTCTTCTACAAAAGTAGATTTAATACGGCTAGTTAGTGTTTCGTCCATAACCAGCAAATAAGTAGCTGTGGTTGCGAAAGAACTAAATATAAAAACAAATTGTTTGGTTATCGGGTCTTGCACCACCTTGTGTATATATGCGCCTCCACTCCCTGTAGCGTCTTGTGGAATTGAAACCTCGTGTTTTTTATATAAATACCCCTCATCCGTATATTCTATAATAGTATACCAAGCCAATGTTTTTGTAGATGTATTATTCTTATATATGCCAACAAAACCTTCAATTGTAGGATATAATTGACAAACGTCAAAGTCCCAATCCAAGTCTGATACATCATGTCTTTTTGTGAGTTGAGAACTTCCGAAACTCTTCCAATACACTCCGTTATCACTATGTTGATGCATTAATATACCTTTATTATTTATTGCTATGTTGCTTTTGTCACTTCCGATATTAGTTTGAACAATCTCTAATGGTATGGATGTATATGGTTTGGTTTTAAATTTGCCTAATGGTGTAATACCTTCTGTCTTGCTCTCGCCTATCAAGCCATGTAAGCTTAATATATTATCCATTTGAAAATTAAACATTATAACAACCTCATTTCTATTAAATCTCCATCTTCGGAGTTGAATATTAAATCAAATTTAGTCCTTTCTTTTATAGTAGAGCCATTATTGCTATAAAAGAATATTTCCATACTCTTTGGGATGTACTCATTTGTACTAGTGGAATCTTGGTATAACGTAGAATATGCATATAACGTTTTGTCTTTTCTATACCATCTAATTTGAGTATAGTATTTCCCTTGTTTAGATTCTCTCTTACAGCTCATGAATGTCAATCGTTCTATCATCTTATCAATGGATTGTTGTTGTTCTTCATCTTTTAATTTTATTTCACTTATATCTTTATGTGTGTTTTCTGATTGTAAATCTATCTTATCCCAATTATCATTTAAACATTTTTTAATATTAAAAGTTGTTGTATTAAAATCGTCTGTTTCTTTGTCATATTTAAACAATTTCAAATGTTTTGTTTCTTCGCTCAATATATATCCCTCCTAAAATGCAAATTTATTTAATGTAGTATTTTCTAATTTTGTTAAGGTCATAGCTTCTACATCTTTTAATAATAGATATGCAAATAAATACTCTACTGGTAAATGCGTAGGCTTAGATAAATTTATTTGCTTTTTTAAGCTCTCTAAATCTGTGGGTATTCCATATTCACCCACAAATTTGAGTACTATTTTACCATCTATAAATGACACTTTTACCTTACCATTCTTCCAGCTGTTACATATAGCTTGTAATAAGTTTAAATCTGCCTTACCTTCACTTTTCCACCTAGCAGCTATGATACTATTTTTTTCGTCCTGCTTTAAAGATGGGTCTAGCTTGATTCCCATTTCACCCGCTAGTAAATCAGCACCCCATGTCATTGTTTGAAATTTAAATTGTTTTTTAATATCTTCTAAAACATCTTCTATAGTGTCCATTTCCACACCACTTGAATTACACAATTCTTTTATGTATGGATCTTTCCTAACACGTTTATGTAAATTTGCTATTAACTGTTGTTCTATATTCATATTTACACCTTCTTTATATTAAGGTTACAATACCCATTGTAGGGACTTCTTCTTCACCTATAATCACGTTTTCGCTTAGACTATTATTTACTTTTACATTTTGGGCATCAAGGACACCATCTGCACTAAGTATTAAAGAGATTATTTTAGCATGGCTTACATAATTTATAGTTGCAGAAAAAGCAATTTCTTTTAAATATTCTGTTATCTTAGTAGAAATATTGTTTTTTATTTCTTCATCTGAATACCCATTGGCTTTAGTTATACTACATTCTAAATCTATATTTTTAGCTGTAGCACTCACAACAGTACAATAATTACCTATAGCCGAACTTCCTGCGCCAGTTCCCCATAGGCTCCATGTATTTGTATTAGAATCAAAAGTACCTTTAGGGTCTATGTACTCTTGCACTGTATTAACTAAATCCTCGCTAGCTGGTTGCATATTGGAATCTATAATTATAACTTTTACTGTTAAATCTCCATTCCATAAGGGTATTACCTTTGCATTGCCGACCCCTGTTACAGATTTAGCCCAATAAATAAAGTGTGCTTGGTTATTAGATGTAATAGGATTCTTTAAGGATTCGTAATATCTTTGTTTAAGTGCTGGGTCCGTTTCTTCCTCAAATCCATCGTAACTAGGGTTAAGATTATTTACTTGCGTAATCCCTTGTATTGTTATAGGAAACTCTGTAATACTATTAGCCCCAACCATACCTATATTACCAGTTTGGGTACACTCTGCTAATATAGTGCCCGTTTCTGTTATTTCTTTTTTTTCTAAGCTTTGAAACTCTATATTATTAGGTGTGCCAAATAAATCTCCTTTGTTAATAGTTCCTGTCCCCATTAAAGATAATATTACTTTTGCTTTTGTCGCTACTTTTTTAACTATACCTTTGTTGTCGTATACTCTAGCTGTTAAATCGTCCCCATATAAATCCTTTACCAATCTTAAATTGGCTATAGATAAGGCATATTTATATAGTAAAGCTAATTCTATGGCATTAGTTTTAGTTATATCGTAGGTAAGGTGTCCTTCGCTTTTCTCATATGTGTTCGATATGTTGTTAAGCATATCTTTAATTAATTGTTCCTCTGTCTTTACAGTTACACTCAATCTTCCACCTCCTAAACGTTTATATTTATAACTTCATTATCTTTTGTAACAACATCAAAGCTTACATTCAATACTGATTTTTCTTGTGTTGTTACAAAGTTTTCTATATGATCTACATATCTATGCTTTATAACCGCTTCTTCAATTTCTCTTTGTAGCTCTGAAAGAATAAACGCATTTCTTTTCTTTCCAGCTAAATCCTCTACATTACAGTAAAAATTTGTACCTTTGTAAATCTTGTATTTATCTTTATAAGTTAACAATATCCAATGTATCCATTGCTCTAACGCCTGCCGTTCTGTACATTCTACAAGTTTCCCATTTCTAATTACATATCTATTATTTTTAAAATCAAATAAAAAAACCTTGCCTAATTTAGATAAGGTTTGTTCTTCTTCTATTTCTTCTACTTCTTCAATTATTATATCTTCTTCTGGAAGTAGTGCCATATTCACCCCTCCTATATTTTATCTGCAATAAAAAAGTGCTGGTCGCTTTCATTTGCAATAACCAACACTTTATCATTATTTTTTAGCATATTACTATATGTTATTTTAGCATTGTAGCTAGTGTTATTTAATTCTATAGTTCTTTCTTCTACTCTATCTTTTAAAGCATTGCATAAAGTAGAATTGTTTGGGTCCAAATATAATTGATTATCCATAATACTTATTCTGTAATCTGAACCGCCTTTTACAACTTTCCCTATTGTTGGTCCTATTCTATCTTTATTATTTCTTTTTTTTAGCCATTGGGCAAATTCTATTCCATAATCCATATATAACCTCCTAGCTAAAATCTATTGTTATACCTATTTTATGTATATTATTATTTAAAGTATGTTGTGTACTTTTTATTCTATACCAACCATTTACACCATATTTGCCTAAGTTAACTCTAATTAATCTATTGCAATTTATATAAATTCCTCTCCCGGTATCTATCGTATTAAAAGAGAGTTCTTTTTTTATCTTATTTTTTTCTTTTAATTCGTTACGTGCTATATTGTTAGCTCGGCTTGTATTTTCATCTTCTACACTTATAATGTCCGTTAACTCTCCGAATATCTTAATATTTTTATTATCTTTTACATTGACTAAAACTCTGCCATCATTATTGACTGCTATCACGCTGTTGAACATATCTTCTATGCTTCTACTAATGCTATAATCTTTTTCTATTAATACAGTTGAATTAATTTTTAAATCTATAACTCTATTAATATAAAGTGTTTTACCTTGCATTTCCATTATGTAATGTTCCCCTATTTCTCTTTTACATTGTTCTAATATGTCTTTTATTATATCGCTTAGACTTTCTTGGAAATACAATTTATTTATTCTAGTAGTTAATCTAGTTCTTATATTTACTTTAATACCCACCTTGGCACATATCTGTTGTAATGCACTTTTGGCATTTATGTTCCTAAATTGCATTACATATTTATTTTTATTTAAATACCATGCGTAATCCATTGCAGTATAACTATGTATATTTTCCTTATTAGTCTTGCTTACTATAACACCTTCAAAAACAATCACTTTATCTTGTTTTAAAATTATTTTACTTCTTCCCTCTGCTAAATCTAATATAGAATCGAATGATAGGGAAGTTGCTAGAGTATCTATATCATTAGACCAACTTAAATTATTACATTGCCCTATTATTTCTTTAGTTGTATATCCTTTCCCTACAATATAGGAAGTATATAAGTACCACATTATTTTATCTCCCTGTATTGCTTTAAATCTAATTTATAGGCTACATCTCCATTGGTTAGCTCATGCCAACTTATATTTTCTATAGAAACCATCCAGTTTAATAATTCTTGTGGTAAAAAATTATTCTTATTTCTATTTATAACAATCCTAAGAGGCTTCTTAGTGTTTTGTGCTGTATTCCACATATTTATTAATAAATAAGGATTAATTTGGCTCTTAGCCCATCTATATTTATTGGGATATGCTGGCAACCAACTTTCCAAGCTAAAACTTATTAAGCTTGTTTCTCCCAAAAAGTTATATTCTCCATTATTGAACGTTTCAAAAATTTCATTCTTAGCACCTTTGCTGAGTTCTGGCATTTCTTCTGGCAAAATAGGAAGTTCGTACAATTGTTTTCTATCTAATGTACTAAAATATATATTAGCCATATTACACCCCCAATAAAAAAAGGCATAGTTATAAAACTACACCTTACATATTTTGCATTGCTAATCTAACTTGTGATATTATATGTTGTCCTGCTTGGTCGAAAAATTCTTCTGTTCCAACGTTTCCGGTTATATATATATTAAATGTAGGGCTTGAAGCACCATTCATAATCTGCCTTGATTTATCCGCTGGGATTATTGTTTCACCACTTGATAAACGTCTTAACTCTCCACCTTCTTCGTTAATTAGTGCCATTCCTGCGGGTGAATATTGAGTGCCTTTTGCAAATTTAGGTATTTCCGATACAGCGCCTATATTAACTCCTGGAACTTTATTGGCTTTACTAATAACTTTATTTACTCCACCAATAAAATTATTTAGCATACCTATTCCACCGTTAATTATATCTTTAATCCCTTGCCATATGCCTTGAAATATATTCATTACAGTATTTTTTATATTGTTGAATATATTGGAACATGTTCCGATCAAAGCATTGAAGCCAGAGCTTATTGTACTAGCTATATTGCTTACTACCCCACTTATAGTGGAAGTTATATTATTCCATATGCTAGTTATAGTAGACCAAATAGAGGACATAATTCCGCTTACAGTTCCATAAATAGCACTCCATATGCTAGATATGACGCCCCAAATTGCAGACATTACACCAGACACAACCCCAGCTATAGTATTCCATACATTTACTATAGTGTTCCATATCGCTGTGGCTATTGTTGTTATTGTAGTCCATATAGCTGTCCATACTGTTGTTATAACATTCCATATAGCTGTTAGTATAGGTTGTATAACGCTCCATACGTTAGTCCACATCGTTACAATGGAGTTCCATATCCATGCTCCTACAAGTATTATTACAGCCAATATACCTTTAAATACTGCTTCTATAAACAATCCGATAGGTGTAAGTATTGTTACAATAACATTCCATATAGTTGTAAATACCGTAACTATTGTAGTCCATATGCTTGTAAGCACTGTAGAAATTGCAGTCCAGATATTAGTGAATATAGTTGTTATACTAGTCCAAATATTTGTAAATACAGTTGTTATGCTAGTCCATATATTACTAGCCACTGTGGTTATTGTTGTCCATATATTAGTGAATACAGTTGTTATTGTTGTCCAGATATTAGTGAATACAGTTTTAATTGCAGTCCATAAATTACTAGCAGCTTGTTTTATTTTATCCCAGTTTTTCCATAATAATAATCCTATTGCTATAACTCCTGCTATAGCTAAAACTACCCAGCCAAATGTAGTTAACTTAAGTGCTCCATCAACTAAAATAAACGCACCTCTTATACCTATCAATGCATCTTTGAGTAAATTTGCGATTTTTACAGCTGTATAAAGTGATGCAAACGCTATACCAAAATTAGCTATTGCATCTTTATGCTCTACTAGAAAGCTTATAACTTTACTAATAACGTCATACATTTTCATAAATCCAGTCGCCACTTTATTAGCGACCTGTTCTATAGTCCCATCTTCCTGCCATTGTTTTAATTTACCTGTTATGTTATCTATTAAAACTCCTAATTGTCCACCTGTTCCTTGCATCATTTCAGTAGCCATATTTGTTAATCTGTTTTTCATTTTCCCAAATTTACTTATTAAACTATTATTCATTGTTTCAAATGCTTTGTCAGTCAGCCCAACGCTATTTTGCATAGCGTCTAGACTTGTATTAAAGTCTCCGAACCCTTTTCCTGTAAGTACCAAAGCACCGGATAACGCGTTAACGTTTCCGAACAACTTACCCATAGTTTCAGTATTTCCGCCGGTTTTAACTTTTATCTCTTCTAAGAATTTGGCAAATCCTTTACTTTTTAACGCAGACGCTGAAAAGTCTATTCCTAATTGCTGAGCGGTTTTAGAAGCTTCTTCGGTTGGTTTAATTACACTTGAAAACACAGATTTTAAAGATGTTACCGCTTCCTCTGTTTTCAATCCATTCTTTGTTAAGCTTGCCATTCCTGCTAACATTTCATCTATAGAAGAACCAGCAGATTTGGCAATAGGTGTTAATGATCCCATCGAATTCGCCAATTCCCCAACAGTTGTTACACCTAGGTTTTGTGTAACTAACAGTTTATCCGATATGCTTTGCATTGCTTTTTGACCTGTTAACCCGTAGACATTCATGGTTGAAGTTAGTATTTTGAGCGAACTGTTTGAATCTGAAAATCCAGCTTTAGCCAGTTTCGCTGATGTAACTGCTGCTTGTATACTTTCGTTGGCCGCCACACCACTAGATATTGCATCATACTGGGTGTCAGCCAATTCTTTTATTACAATTCCAGTATCGTTGGAAGTTTTAAGCAAACCTTTTTGAATGTTATCTAATTGCAAACTATCTTGTGCTATTGATTTAACTTTTCTAGCACCTTGGTCTAATTCCCCTAATCCTTCAACACCTGTCTTTACTATTAAACCACCCGCAAGAGTTGCCAAACCTGCACCTAGCTTCAAAACTTTATCTCCGGCTTTTTCAAAGCCCTTTTGCGCTTTGGTAGCAAAATTCGCAACTTGTTGTGAAGCTCTCTTTGCTTCTTTAGAAACTCCTTGAACATTTTTATTTACTTTTAATAAACCGCCACTCATTTTATCCTGCAAGGAAAGAACAACACCTATAGTCTTGGAAGCCATATATAACCTCCTTTCTTTAAAGATTAAAAGGGAAGGCTATTTTTTACCTTCCCCAAATATAGATTTTAATTTCATTTCATCATATTTAGCCCTAAGTTCACGATTAAATATCATACTATCTATATAAAATTTCTTTTCTAGCGCATTTAAATTGAGGTAATAACTCAAAGGCAAATCGCCTTTATCTATGTAATAACTAATCCAATAAAGCTCTCCGCCCTCGTCATTATCACCTCTTATTAGTTTTTTATTGTTTTTTCAATCTCTGCATTGCTATCTTCAAATTGTTCATTAACGCGTTGCGCTAATTGAATAGTCCCATCTATTCCGAAAATCTTAACAGGTATATCAAATGGTTCTCCACATTCTAAACTTTCCATAAGTTCATTGTTATGTAAAAATTCACATGAACTATATACAAGTTCTTTAGAAGCATCTAACATCCTACCATAATCTAGCTTATCTATGCTTTCATCTTTATTCATTTTAATACTGTTAGCTAATATATCTTTAAATTTTAATAAGTCAGAATCAGAAGGTCTTGTAAAAGTTAGCAACCCAAAACCTTCTACCTCTATATCCATAACTTTTCTTCTTTTATTATATTTATCTGTAGCTTTCTTTATAAAATCCTTTAATGTTATTTTCTCGCTTTTACTCATATCCTCTACTCCCCCTTAAATTAATTCTAAATATTCAAACGAACTTGCTGTAAAAGGTAATTCTTCTTCTATCATTGCTCCAGCTTCCAATTTAGCAAGTTGGAGTTCTGTGAAAACTATATCTTCTAGTTTTAACCTTTCTATTTTTTGTCCATTCTTTGTTGCAGTAGCAACAACTATGCTTATATCTGGCATATCTAAGGTTCTAAACCCTTCCGCTAAAAGTCTCTGCGCTCTTGAATCCGTTTTTTTGATTGTAATAGTACCTTCGATACTATTACCTGTAATTTTAGTGTATTTGTTAGCATCGCCAACAAATCGTATATCCTCTGTTTCTAAGCTACATTTAGCTTCTATACTAGATAGATTCCCCCATAGTTCGGTGTTGATCCACACTCTACCTTCGTTTCCACTTATAACTTCATTTCCTTTAGACATTAAACCCCTCCTATTCCATTGTGATAACTAGTGTTAAATCTGTCATACTAGTTAATATTTTTATATTTGCGCCTAAGAATAATTTTCTTTTGAAGGTGGTATTTTTAACTGTTGTATCGTCCCATTCTTTAGCTTCTGGCTTTCCACTAGATACCCAAGCTTTTCTTTGTGCTTCTATATCTATAAAGCTTTCATTATTATAAGAATTATCTAATATATCTCTTACGGCTAGATTACTAAAATAAGTATTAACAGCACTTACAAATAACATCTGATTATCTAACTTGTTTTTAAATTTACCTATATAATTATTTTTAAAAGTTTTCCTTATATCGTCTTTAATCAAATCTATTGTTTCTATAACTTCAATTAAAGAAAAATCTTCATTTTTATCTTGTGTAAATGTAGTTAGAGAATTAACTCCCAATCCGATTTTTACTATGTTGTCATCATTTATAAGAATTAGTTTCCCAGCTTGTATTTCTTGATTTGCATTAACAGGCTCTAAAACTGATTTCAAGTTTTCCATAACCATATATGTTGTTCCTGCGTCTGTTCCCGCACTAGCTATATATCCTAATAAAGTAGGCAAAAATTCATATCCATCCTTTTCACCTCTAGTATTATCTTTGAAAGTTACCTTTGTATTTTCTAGTACTACGATACCTTCATGGTCTGGCGATGTAGTTGGATCATACACTACAGCTCTGAAAGTCTTTTTATCTATATCCCTTCTAGTCTTTGTCCAATTAACTAAAGCCTCATAATCTGTTTTAGTTTCTGAAGCTAAGCTGACCCAACCAGTTGAATAGTAACCTTTTATTATGTCTAAAGCATCTGTAATAGTTTCCTCTAAATCTACCCTTATGACAATAACCTTGTTAGGATTTCCTAGTAAGGCGTCTTTAATATGTTGCAAATTAGTAGCTGTATACTTAGTTTTGTCTAGTTCTAATTCAGCTAAGTTTTTGTATTCTACTCTATTAAAATTTTTATCTGTATCATCTTTTATAATTAAAATAGCATTGTCGCCCTTTTGCAAAAATGTTGTAGCACGTTGTTTAAAAATAACGTCAATGTTTGGTAATGTATTAGACATTTAAATACCTCCTATTTCTAATTCTTCTAATTTCTCACCTGTTTGCTCTTTCACACTCATTGCATAAAGTTCAGTCAATGTTGCTATTAGCAAACCTTCTTCACCTCTAGAGTCAAATTCACACTCAAAAACAGATATGTAATAATTTTCACTAACCTTAATACCTGTTTGAAATATTAAACTTAATAAATCTTGTATTTCTAACATCTCAATTTTGTTTTGTTCTCTATTTTGGGCAAAATAAAAAAGCCTAACGTCAAAATTCCGTTGTTCGGCTTCTCCATTTAATAAACTTGTTTTGTTTTCTGTAAAATCCACATAAAAAGAAGGTCTTGTAATCTTTTCTCTTATATCTGTAGATGAAAATTGAATATCTTTATAAGCTGTATTCTCTAAACCTTCTTTAACCTGTTGTACTATAGCCTTATTTATTTCTTTTAATGTTACAATCTATAATCCCCTCCAAATAAAAAAAGAATATGCATTGCATATTCTTAATCCCTATATTTTATTACTTCTTTTCTTAGGGTTTTAACAAACCCTTGTGTCATTACCGAGCCTATACCTTCCAATGCATTCATTTCCAGTATAATGTCATTTGTAAACCCTTCTTCCTCTGTTGTTATTATTAAAAAGCATCTTTCTTTTTTTCTTTTTTTCTTTACTCCCAATGCAAATATACCGAGGACCAAAAGTCTTGTTAGTGTTACATCTTTTGTTATTTCTTCTTCAGTTTTGAATTGTACATCTTTTATATCTTTTATATCCAACTCATATCTTTTTTTCCAAAATTGTTTCAATACCAGTTTATTTTTTTCTATTTGTACAGCCATATTACCCTTTGTACCAAAATTAGCATATCCACCTTGATAATATCCTTCTACTTTTGTTATATCCTTTCTTACTTCAAACATTCCATCTAACAACCCCATGTCATCACCTCAAGAAAATAATACCATATCTAGTCAAAAATTTCATCCAAAAATTTGTCTATATCTTCGTAGTATTCTCCGTTAAAAGCTTTTGCAGAATCCCCGATAAAATCGAAACCCGGAACAAATTTTTCATTACCATTTCTACTTCTATGCATCCAACCATCGTTTAACAAATGAGCATGAGGGCTAGAGTTGTAAGCCCTTATAGCTAATTCTTTTCCTTGATATTTATATAATTTCCCTGTTCTAAAGCCTTTTTTTAAATTCCCTCTATACTCACCTATGCCTTTAGATGCAAATGTTTGTTTGTTTTTCTTGTTTAATTTTTTAGCTTCTTTCCTTAAAAATGCTTTGGTTTTCTTAGGGTACTCGTTTTTAGCTGTATTTAACAGCCCTTTGCTAAACTTATCCAATTGTGTAGTATCAAACCCATTCATATTACACCACTGGGTAGTTATACTTTTCTAGTAATATTTTTCTTATACATTGCATTTTTTCAAAACATTGTGACTTTACTTTATGTAATTGATCTATCAAATCGTTAGCTTCATCTAATTGCCTTTTAATTCCCTCGTGTTCCATTTTTAGTTCTTCGTATTTTGCAATAAGTTGACTTTTCTCCCATTCTCTCAATTCAAATTCACCCATTTAGCACCTCTCTATTCAAGTTTTAATTCACAAAATATATATAAAAATAACGAGTTTTTATAATCTGGTTCCCAATATTTAAAGAAAAATTTTTGCTCTTTAAATATAAAAAACATATCTAATTTTGGATTTTCTATACTCTTTAATCTTACTTTAAACCTATGTGTATATTCATAACCCTCGCTAACAGGTGTTGAGGTCTTGACAACCGATTGAGGTAATATATTACAATACACTAAGTCTTTTATCCTATCTTCTTTTATGTCAGTTTCTTCAAGTTCATTTTTAAATTCTATCATACCCCATAATTCTGCTCTTTGGTTAAGCTGATTAGTTATTAACATATATTCACCTCTAAGTGTCTGTTTCTGAATAAGTTCCGTATTGTAATTGCAACATCATACTTTGATTTATATATTTATATTGTTCTTTTTTATCTGTACTAACGCCTTTATCATCATGCATATTTACTAATGTATTTAGAACACATAACCTTAATTTTCTTTTAAACTTAGCACTCTTCAGTTTTTCTTCTATATTATCAATGCTATCTACTACAGCATCATAAGCAACTTGCATTAAAAAAGTAAAATTATCCTCATCATAATCAAGATTTAACCATTCTTTAGCTTCTTGTAATGTTAATATTGAATCCATCACTTTTCACCATCTTTTTTAATTTTCTTAACTTCTTCTACATAAGAAAAAGCAATTAACTTATTAGCTAATTGCTTTGATAAATCTCTTATTTCTCCAATATGAAAATCTTTATATCCTTCTCCAGTACATTCTATTATAGCTTTAACCTTCATTTAATCACTCCTAAGCTATAGTAACTTGACCATACACAAATGTATCTGAATCAACTAATTTCACATCTTCTCTTGTTATTGCTCTTATATCTGTTCTATTTTTCTTAAATGCATCTCCACCGATATTAGTTGATAATAAAGATATAGCTTCCCTATCGAATAATGTAACTGCTTCTTTTAATGCTCCTATTATGATAGGTGCTTTTGTACCACTTGTAGTATCATTTTTCAATGTTTTATTAGAATATACTTCTACTGGATGTATCCCGAATAGTAATTTCTTAGTTGGCATTGTTGGGTCTTTCTGTAATAAATAATTACCTTCACTGTCTTTTAAAGTATCTAACCAGTTAAATCCAGTTTGATTAGTTACAACAACACTCATGGCAGATATTGCAGGGTCTAGTGTTACATTAGTTATTGTTTTTAAATCGTCTGCACTTGCTATAGCTGTTTTAGCTTTAGTTGCTAGTAAGTCTACTATTAACTTATTTCTAGTTGCAACCTGTTTTTTTGCTAACCATTTATTTAAATAACTTGCTAAATTAGCAGTATTATCAGCTAAAAGGTTGTTTGGTACTGGCAAAATACCTCCTCTATCTTTTATTACATATGATATATTAACAAATTGTGGGCTATCTGTAGTTGGTACATCTTCCCCTTCTTCAAATTCTGCAAACGGAGTATATTCCGCGTCTTTTTCTATGTTTCTATTACCTTTAGGTGTTGTTACTGGCTCGATATTAACTAATGTTTCTAAGGGCTTGAATTCTCTTTTTAATTCTTTTATAGCTGTTTGTTGATCTATTGGGATTGTGTAACCTCCATCTTCGCCAGTATTTGAAGATAAAGCATTATTGAATTCTTTTAATACTGTTGCCTGTTCTTCTGTAACTCTCTTACCTCTTAAAACATTGTAAAAACCTTCTTTGTATAACTCTTGTTTATTTTTTGTTTCTTCCATACTTCCACCCTTTCCCAATTCTTTAGCTATACCAGCATTTATTTTATCTTCTATTTCTTGTCTTTCTTCTTCTTCTATTTTTTCTTGCATTGTTATTTTAGCTTTTAATGTATCTATATTTTTGGATTTATTTGTTATTTCTTCTGCTGTAACTCCATCTTTATTCATTAGTTGTTTTGCTTCATTCTGTAATTGTTCTAATTCTTGTTTTAATTCATCTGATAATTTCATTAAATACACTCCTTTTTAATTTTTTGCAATAAAAAACAGCCTATAGGTTAAGCTGTAAATTCAACTTTGCTTTCGCAATTTCTAATTCTTTTTCATTTATTTGTTTTTCTTCTTTATTGTTTTTAAACTCATTCCTTAATTTATTAATTATTTGTGGTGGTATCACTCCACTGTTAAAACTAGCCACTATTTTGTTATCTTCATCAAATAGTATTTCATCTGCAAAACCTTTTTCTTTGGCTGTCTTAGCATCTAGCCATGTTTCTTTAGACATCATGTCTAGTAATTCATCTTGTTTAAGACCTGTTTTAAGTATGTAAGCATTAGCTATACTTTTGTCTATTCCTTCTAATACTTCAGCACCTTTTGCAAAATCCTCACTATTCCCAGCACTTATCATACTGGCTCTATGTATCATTAATTGTGCTGTAGGAGAAATTTTTAAAATATCACATCCCATAGCTATTACACTTGTAGCACTAGCAGCTAATCCAACTATTTTACCTGTTATTTTTCCTCTATATTCTTTTAATAGGGAATATATTTCGCTACCCGCGAACACACTCCCACCACCACTATTTATTATAACTTCTATTTCTTCATTTTTTTTAGCTTTGTTTAATGATTCTTCTATGTCACGTGGACAAGTAGAATCCATTTCAAACCAATCGTATATCATTTTATCATCATTACTTATAATAGTTCCTTTAACATTAATTTTGATCGTTCTCACTTCCTTTCCACTGAACACCTGCCATTTTCATTGGCATATAATTACCATTGCCAACCAATTCATCGCCACCCTCTCTTCTTGGTAGATTTTCTTTATCTCTACACTCATTTGGTGTCATTATTGAATTGTTTACAGCTACTGCATAAGCATCTAATCTAGCTTTAAAAGAACTTCTTAAAATAGCATCTACATTAAAATTAAAATAAAAGTTATCCTGCTTTTCTCTATTATTAAATAGCTTTATTGCTAATTCCTGCTCGTACTGGCTTAGTATAGGAAGTAAAGTATCTTTATACATACTTTCCTGTTGTAGTTCTACATTTGCATAGTTGCCCTTATCATAATCGTTAAGGAACTGAGGTTTTATACCAAATGCCCCAGCTATTTGTAATGCATTGTACTTATTTAGTTCTAAGAATTGGCTATCAGTTAATTTAGAACTTATATTACTAGCTGTCATTCCTAAAGGTAAGGGTATAAATTTGCCGGCGCTTTTACTACTAAAACTTTCTAGCTTTTCAACTAATAGATTTTCCGCTTTAGTATTTAGATCACCTGTGTATTGAATAATTATTTTATCTGTAACCATTCCATTTTTAGTTAATTCATTTAAAAAATTATTAGAATATTGCCCTCTTGTAATATAACTTGATAATATATCTCTTACAGATAAGCCAACAATACCTTCTCCGTTTTGTGTGATCCAGCTTTTAAAATGTAAAACCTCATCTTGTCTCATTGTATATTGTTTTGCTGTCTTTTGGTCTGTATACACATACCATAAAGCATTTTCACGCCCAAATAGTCCTTTAGTATCTATATAGATTTGTACATAGTTATTGGGTAGTATCCAAAGGTACTTTACCTTTCCATTTCTTTCTTTTTCTATGTATACAAAAGCGTTCCCATAATGGTTACGCGCAAATTCTACACAACTCCAAAAGGTATTAGCATTGTAATATGGATTGGGTTGTAATCTCAATATAGCGTTCAAATAATGCATTTGTTTTTCATTACCGTTTCGAGTTTCTTTATAGATTTTTAAAGGCAATTTAGACATTGTTTCAGATAATATCCTTAGGCAAGTAAAATATGTTATCTCTCCTATTTTACTAGGGTTTATACCATCTACATTTATACCTAACATCTGTAAAAACTCTTTATTTTGTAAAGATACAGTTGTATTGTTCACTATTTTATTTAAAAAGCCCACTTATTCACCTCCCTTCATGTCTGGCGAACAATACCCCTAATACCGTTAAAATAGCACCTAAAACATACATTCCAGCTATTTTATTTATTAAAAAAGTGCTAAATATAATAAAGAATATACCTAAAAGAAACATTACTTCTGGTATATTCTTAATTAAAAACTGTATTATTTTTTTCAATCTTTATCACCGCCATATAGCCTGTTGATATATTCTTCACTGGCATACTTATTAAGCTTAACTGCTTGTTTTGTATTAAATATCGCTCTGCCTAAAGCCATCAGCATAGCTATAACCCCATCTATTTTATTTTTACATTTAGATTTATCATATTTAATATTCCCCGCTGGGTCTTCCGTTGCTATAACATTGCTAGCCATCCATGTTAACACTGGATTATTAGCTATTATTAATCTTTTATCTAACAACATAATTTCAAAATCTCTAATAACAGGAGACATTGATTTATAACCTTGTCCAAAAGGTGCTACTGTATAATGTTTTTCTAATCTACTTCTTATATCTCCTGCTCCCCATCTATCGAATACAATTTCATCTATATCAAAAGAATATTTAGAATTTATATGATCTATGTAATTAAATAATTCTTCATTGTCTACATATGTGCCATTCAAACCTATTAAATCTTTATTTCTAACCCATGTATCATACCTTACGTTATCTCTTTCACTTCTATCTATAAGAGTTTCTTTAGGTGTAAATAAATGAGGATATATAATGTATTTGTCTTCTTTTCCGTTATAAAAGCATTGTACATAAGCTATTATGTCCTGTATGTATGCCATATCTAAGCCACACCAACACATAGCACCTTTCAAATCGTTCAAGTCAATATCTTGTAAACATTCTTTCCATAACCTCATATTAATTGCATTTTCCCCATCTAGGGCAACATGTTGATTTAGATACAATCTTCTGGCTTTAGCTTCAAAAGTCTTTATTCTACTAGCCTTTAACATAAAATCTTTTAAATCATCATATTTACGAAATATTCCTAGTGCTGGATTAGCTTTAATTTGTTGCTTTATATCCATTAAATCGCAATCTTTATCAGCTTCATATATAGCATAATAGAATTTATCATCCTCAAATTTCCCTTTTTCAATATCCTTTGCATAATTGTACAATTCTAGTTCTAAGTTCTGTGGATCTTGTCCGCTTGATGCTGTTGTGGTAGCAAATAATAAAGGACTATCCCATAGTCCCATTCCTGTTCTTAACTTAGTGTATGCATCACTATTTTTGTACTCGTGCGGTTCATCAAGAATAACAACGTAAGACGCATAACTATCAAGATTCGCCCCATCATTAGCCAATACCCTTAAATAAGAATTAGTTGATTTCCTATACATTTGTCGCATACTTTCAGTTATTTTAACATATTTTTTAAGTGTTTTATTTTTCTTTATCATTAACACCATAGTATTAAACAGGTTACTTGCTTGTTTCTTATCATTAGCTACTATTATATATTCCGCTCCGAAAGTAGGGTCTGTGAAGTATAAATATACAGCTATCCAACTCACAAGGCTTCCCTTACCATTTTTACGACTAATATCTAATAAAGCTTCTCTATGTTTCCTAAACCCTGTTTCACGTTCTTTAACACATAATATTTCGCTTGTTATTCTAAACTGAAACTTTAATGGACTAATCTTTTGCCCTTTCTTTCCTTTGTCCAGTTCCAACTTAGTTATAAATTTATAAAATCTTCTTGCTTCTTCTTCATCATAAAAGTATTTATCATCATTCCATTTGTTTTTTAATTCATCTATAAGGTCATCAAGATTATACATAATTTGTTCTTTTTTATGTTGTTCTAGTATTTCTTTTATATCCTCATGCATAACCTTTCACCCCTTTTATTTAACAATCATATCCTCCATTTCTTCATCCTCATTATTGCTTTGTAGCATCATTTCTCTTAGTTTAACTCTTTCACGTGGTGTTAAACTAAACTCCTTTATAAAACTCAGCATACTTTTCATAGCATTATTAGCTATAGATATTTCTGGTATTTGTTGCCTATATCCGCTTTCGGTTTCAAAGCATAAATCTTTGTTAGCTTTTATGGCTTTTTCAGCTTGCACCCAACGTTGGTAATTAGAGCATAAAGCAATCAAAGCTATATCATCACCATTTTTCCACTTTCCCTCTTCCACTAACATTTCCGCTATATTATAATATTTATCCTTAGCTTCTTTATTTAAAAAACTAGGTGCTTTTGGTATTTTATTATTTTCTTCCATCTTTCCACCTCTTTTCTAAACCACCCCTATTGAAAAATCGATATTTTTTCTTACGTGATGGGGGATGCGGTCACGCTGACAAAGGTTAAAACTTTTTTCATACCCCTACCTTTTAAAATACGAATAAAAATAAAAAATAATTTAAAATAATTAATATTTTTATATTTTCTATGTATATAGTTATACACTTATTTATTAATTAATCGTCGTTAAGTAAGGATAAACACGAACATTCTTCAACGTGTACTTCTATTCCTTCACCTTGGTTAATGTAATCTACAATTACTTTTATTACATCTATTAATTGCTCTATAGCTACCGGCTCTGCTTTATGAGTAGAGTTATACATCTGTATTATATCTCCTAGTAATGCACTAGACTGTAATCTATTCAACCTATACATAATATCACTCCTTACATATTACTTAACACATCTCTCATGTTGTCGCATATATCCTGTGCTATCCTTTTACCTTCTAGCCCGTTGCTTATTCTTCTTATTCTAAATTCTCCATTAGATAGTTGTACTATTTCTTCCATTGGTTCATTGTTATATAATATATTGTCTATATCTTTCTTACTATCTATAAACATATCAAACAATTCTTTAAACTGTTCTGTTGTTATACAATCTACTGTATGGTTATCTGTGTACAGGTCTAGCATATAACCTAATGCTTGGTTATATCTTTGGTCATAGTCCATTGTTCTCACCTCTTTCTTTATAATATCTTAATATACATATACACTATTCCGTCAATAGCCCATACACACTCTACAATTTCATATTCCCTTTCTATTTCTTTCATCAATTCATCATCAATGTACTGTGTATCTAAACCAACCGTTTCTTCACCTTTGTTGTATGCTTCTGTTATTTTGTTGTTAACATACTTTAAACATACTTCTCTATACCCTTGTAATACTTCTTCTTTAGTTATTAATTTACTTCTCCCTTGTCCTGGTGGTTTTGGTCGTGGTCTTGTAGTTGGTATTACTGCTGGCATTTTTCATCAACCTCCTAACAGTCTGCATCACCATAAGTTATAAGCCCTTTTTTTAATTCATGTTCACCTTCTAATACCCATTTGCAATCCCTATCTACTTCTTTTAAAACTATCTCTAAAGCTTCTTCTTTGTTATCAGCTACAACAATAGCACTCTGGTATGGGTGTCCTTCATAAGTCATGTATTCATATATATACATTTAATCACCTCTATTTATATTCTTCCTTATATCTTTGTACTATCTTAAATAAATAAGCTTGCATAGCTAACTTATCCTCTTTACTCTTCTTATAAGCTGTATGTATTTCTGCATGTGTATTGTGCTTTTTACTACCACTAACATATATTAAATTGTTTATATCATATACTCTGTTCTTATCTTCCTTAACTTCTATAATATGATGGGATAAGTCTCCGTAAACTATCTTATTATGTTTATATAATTGGTATATATCTAACCCGTCAAACTTGCTTTTACATTGTCGTGTTAACTTTATCCAACGTTTATCCCTATATATCTTTGTACTTTCTTTATCTCTATTATATAGGTCGTATTCTTTGTTTCTTAACTTGTTTCTTTTCTCTTTACATTTGTTTATACAATCTTCCATATCATAAGGTACTTTTATCCCGCAGTAAGGACATAATTTAAATAGCATTTTGTATCTCCCTTAGAATAAATATATATAAAAGAAATATGTAAGTGTACTGTGTACTAGCGTTCCTACAAAATTTCCTATTCTTCCCGCACCGTCTTTACCTTTTGCTATTCCTATTATGTTTAACATTACATTAAGTATGCTTAATACCAATCCCATCCACGCTATTATCTTCAATTTAATTCCTCCTTTACACAAAATAAAAAGGACACCTGTTACAGTGTCCATATGAATATAATCTCCTAAACTATTTTAGGTAAGTAAAAAGACACCTAGAAATTAATCTAAGTGCCTTTTCTGTACATACACAATAGTTACTTTAAGTTTATATTTACCTTTCGGTATTGGCGGAGGCAACAGGACTTGAACCTGCACATCAATATAAAATACCGACTACTCACAGTTTAGCAAACTGCTGCCTTACCATTAGGCTTATACCTCCATATATAGTAGCACCCAAATTAATGGGTGCTTTGCAGTTGCCCTTGTACGATAAAATCCTTTTTCTATACTCTTATTATAACACGTATTTATTATAAAAAAGTCCCAAAATCGTACCAAAATCGTACCAAATATTAATTATCCTAAAATGTTTAATCCTCCTTTATTTTAAAATCAACTCTGCCAGTTCCGTTCATCTCTATAATAGCTTTTATTCTTTCTTCTTCATTGTTTTGTTTCGGTAAAACTCTATTTGCAATATTAGCTATATTAATTAATGATTTTGTCATTTCTAAGTCTTCTTTAGTTAATAGATTAGTTCCACACTTAGGGCACGGCTTGTTTAACCAATTTTTATAATCTTCAAATCTAACTTTATCATTTCTATAATCACAATTTGGGTTATCGCATTTTATACCTTTTATATTTAATTCTACTGCTTGTTTCATATATTTTAATCCTCCTACAAATCTATTTATTTAGCATTTTTAATATTTGCTCCATAATATAATAATTAGGATTTAAAAATATTTGTATAATGTTTTGTGTAGATATTATAACCCCCGCAAACCCTATAACACTTCCTAATATTATATATATAATTTTGCAAACACCCCAAGCACCTTCATCTGTAAACATATCATAGTATTCTTCTTCTTTTGCCTTTTTTATTTCTTTTTTAATAATTATATATATACTTGTACATATTACTAACCAAACTATTAACTCTAAACAATTATTTAATAACTCAACTTTAGCTTGTTTATGCAATATTTCAAACAATTTCTCTACAGGCACATTAAATTTTTTAGCTAAATTATCTAAAATATTATTTATTTGTATACTATAATCCATTATTTATCCCTCATTTCTATTAGAGTCATTATTGAATAATTTGCTAAATCCATTAATGTATCTTTCATAGATTCATCTTTAATCTGTTGCTCTTGAATACATAGGCTTTGTAGCCTATTAACTTTATCAGTAATTCTTGTAACTGCACTTATTATTCCTAACTTCTTATAAGTTTCTCCAAAGCTATCACCATAGTCATGGTTCTTATGTTTGTATATTTCATTTAGATCCACACATATTCTTTTATGTTTTTCAATTTTACTACTCATTTATTTACCTCCAATGTATTACAATTCTATAACTCTAGTACAGTTTAGGTGTAGAAGTTTTGTTTCTACACCTATTTTGTTGTACTTAATATTTTTGAATTACGATAATTATTCAATATCAGATAATTCCATTTCAATATCTTCAATTAAGCAATAACCATCACA